CCGTTACAGGTAACGGTAAGACATTAGGTCTGACGGCTGGAGGTACTAGCATTACAGGGTTAACAGCAGATATGGATGGATATTTGAGGGCAGTATTTAACAAAGGCGGCAGAAATGTTGGTAGTGATTATTCGCCGTATCCTTTAGATCACCCACTATACAATCCAGATCCATCCGTAAAAAATAAGACGTTAGGTATAACGACGGATGGATATTTGTCAGGAATGCAAGTAGAAATTCCTGAAACGGCTTTCAACGGATTGTATGCCGATATATCAAATGCAACGGCAACAACGATTAATAGTTTACGGCAAGCATTTCAGATACAGCGGCTCTTGGAACGTGATGCTCGCGGAGGAACACGTTACACAGAGTTGATTAGATCACACTTTGGAGTTATCTCACCGGACGCAAGGCTGCAAAGGCCGGAGTACCTTGGAGGAGCAACAAAACGTATTACAATTAACCCTGTCCAGCAGACATCAGCAACAACAGAAAACAGCCCGCTAGGTAACCTGGCAGCGTTTGGATATGTTGCCGACAGCGGACATGGTTTTACTCGGTCATTTACCGAGCACTGCGTAATCATCGGTTTGGTATGCGTAAGGGCGGATTTGACTTACCAGCAAGGCATCCCGCGAATGTTTAGCCGGGAAACGAGGTATGACTTTTACTGGCCCTCATTGGCACATCTTGGAGAACAGGCAGTACTCAACAAGGAGATTTACGCTCAAGGTACTGAAGAGGACGAGGACGTGTTCGGGTACCAGGAACGTTGGGCAGAGTATCGTTATTACCCGTCACGTATTACTGGCAAGTTTAGGAGCACGTTACAGGACAGTCTGGACGTGTGGCATTTAAGCCAGCATTTTGAGGAGCTGCCGCGGTTAAATACAGAATTCATTGAAGAGAATCCGCCGATAAAACGTGTAATTGCAGTAACGAATCAACCCGAATTTTTATTGGACTGCTATATTGACTTAAAATGTGCTCGTCCAATGCCTGTATACTCTGTGCCTGGATTGATTGACCACTTCTAGAGGATGTGATGTTATGATACCTGCGTTAATAGCTGGAGGAGCGAGTATATTGGGTAGTTTGATTTCAGCAGGTAGTGCTAGGGCCGCAAACGAAACAAATATAAAGCTAGCACGCGAAAACAGAGAATGGCAAGAGTATATGAGCAATACTGCCCACCAAAGACAGGTACAGGACTTAATCGCTGCTGGACTCAATCCTATATTATCGGTAAGCCAACCTGGAGCAAGTACTCCAAGTGGTGCATTTGCACATGTTGAATCTGAGTTTAAGGAAAACCCTGCTGGATTTGTACCGCAAAGTGTGCTAGCGGCAAGGATGTTTAAGGAACAAAAAAAGACAATGGAAACGCAAAGAGAAGAGATAAAGGCCTTAGCAGATAAGCACAAGTCAGATGCGGAATTGAATAATAAACTTAAAGAAAAGGCACAACAGGATATACTTACAGCAATATCTCAAGCGGATTTAAACAGTGCGAACGCAGCAAAGGCCAGGGCCGAAGTTCCGCTATACGAAAAACAAATAGAGTATATCGAAAAGCAAAAGGAACAAATAGACGCAATAGTCCAAAAAACAGCATCTGACATGAAATTGAATGAGCAGCAGACAGAGTATTACAAATGGCTAGGCGACCAAGTAAAGGCAAATCTGGAAAGAATATATGTAGAAATCCAGAAAGTAAGGCAGGAAACAAAGCTGACGGAAAAGCAGATAGAAGAAAGGACGCAGGATATTATTAAAAAAGAGGCGGAAAATATTGTATACAAAGGAGCAGGTAAAAAAATTGTACCTTGGGTTGACAAAGGAGTAAATTGGATTGACAAAGGAGTAGACTGGGTTACAAAAGTATTAAATGCATTGTCAAATATGGCAAGTGCGGCACAAATGAGGAGGTAAGAAAAATGGCGAAAAGAGGTAAGTTATCTAAAAAGACTTCGAGGAAAATTTTTATGGCGAACACAGTCCCGAAGAGGAAAAACCTTAATCAGGCAGTGCCAATGCGTGGTGGCTTTAGATTGTAAGGAGGTGAGAAAATTGGATATCGAAGGAATTACTTTAGTTGCTACTGCTCTGATTACTTTTATCCAGGTAGTGGCTTCGGCAGCGAAGAAACTTAAAGAAACTATCAAAGCCGTCAAAACGAAATAGCAACAGACAGAGGGCCGCCCTTTGGCGGCTCTTTGCCTAAGGAGGTTACAGGATGCCTTGTTATCATCCTTTGACAGCATATAGAAGTAAGCAAGGTAGGGATCCTAAGACAGGCAAGTGGCCGATTGTATTTAACGTCAAAGATGGATACAGCGATCTGGAAGTAAAAATACCATGTGGCAAATGTATAGGTTGTCGGTTAGAGAAAAGCAGACAATGGGCAATCCGTTGCATACATGAGGCAAGTTTGTATGATAAAAATTGCTTTATCACTTTAACTTTTGATGACGACCATCTAGACCCGCATAAAAGTTTAAATAAGCGTGATTTTCAGCTATTTATGAAAAGATTGAGAAAAAAGTACGGTGAAGGTATAAGATTCTACCACTGTGGAGAATATGGCAGCATAAATCAGCGTCCACATCACCATGCTTGTCTGTTTAATTTTGATTTTCCGGACAAAAAATTATGGACCGTTAGAAATGGAGTGCCGTTATACAGATCCGCAGAGTTAGAGAAATTATGGCCGTTTGGGTTTAGTACGATCGGAGAAGTTACTTTTGAATCGGCTGCGTATGTTGCAAGGTATATAATGAAAAAAATCAATGGTAAGAAAAGTTTTATGCACTACGCGATTATCGATAAGGAAACTGGCGAATACTTTGGGCAACGTCAGCCTGAGTACACGACAATGTCCCGTCGGCCAGGAATAGGACGAGAATGGTTTGAGAAGTTTAAAGGTGACATATACCCACATGACTATGTTGTAATAAAAAAAGGTTTAAAATGTAGACCGCCAGCATATTATGACAGAATTTACGATTTGACTGATCCAGAAGAGTTTAGTAGAATTAAAGCTAGGAGGAGAGTCAGAGCACGTAACAACAAAGACAACACTCCTCAACGTTTAAAGGTGAAGGAGATGGTTAAATGGAGTCAAATTTCTAGATTGGTTAGAGATTTATAAAAACAGAAAGGATGATTAACTAATGGATTTGCAGGTGTACGCGATTTATGACTACAAAACCGAGAGCTTTCAAAACATTTTTACGGTGCAGCATGATGGACAAGCTGAGAGGATGTTTGCGGATGTTGCAAGAGATGAGGACACTCTGATCGGCAGACACCCCAAAGATTTTGCACTAGTGAGGTTAGGCAAGGTCAACATGGAAACTGGAATCATTTACGCAGAGGAGCCCGCACCAAAGTTTTTTAACAGTGCGTATCATTATCTGACAAAAGACGTTGAAAAGTACACAAGCAACGAGGACGAATAAGCCCATACTCTGATTGCTTAAGACAAACAAAACTTAAGCCGATAGCATAAGGAAGAGGATAAAGGCGATTATTGGCTGTAACTGTAAGCACTCGGCTGGTCGAAGGCAGAAAGTATCTATAAGCAGAAAGAAACATAGTCCATCGCCCCGCTTCCGGCTAGAAAAAGTGAGGTGTAGCAAGATGAAGGTGAAGATTTATAGCCTTTACGGTGAGCAACCCCCGAAGGTTGGACAAAGGTTTGAAAAGCCTAGTTTGACGCAGCAACATTTTAAGGAAGAGTGTGACGTCAACAGAATCATGCAGCGGTACGAGGAAACAGGTAATTGGGGAGAACAAACAAATGTTCGTCCTCAATTTGGCGATTTCAGTAATGAGTTTGATTTCCGGAGTGCTCAAGAAACTGTAATTGCAGCAGCTGAGGCCTTTGCCGCTTTGCCATCACGTGTGCGTAAGAGGTTTAACAATGACCCTGCAGAGTTGTTGGAGTTCCTTGGCGATGAACGCAATAGAGAAGAGGCAATATTCCTCGGACTCATTGAAAAACAGGAACCGCAAAAATCAGCCCCAGAAGTGGGTGAGCCTGCCTCAGGCGGCGAATCGGGCCCATCGTCTACTTGATGTAATGGGCCCGACTGACACCGCCCTGCTAAAAGGGCGGTTATAAAATACAAAAGAAAAGGAGCGTAATAAATGGGAATGAAGTCAGTAATGCAACATCAGTTCTCTATGATACCCAAGGTAGAAGTGCCACGAAGTGTTTTTAATCGGTCGCATGGATACAAAACAACGTTCGACTCTGGTTATCTAGTGCCTTTCTACGTGGACGAAGTTTTGCCAGGTGATACTTTTAAATGCGACGCGACATTATTTGCTAGGTTGGCAACTCCTGTCGTGCCGATAATGGACAATCTTTACTTGGATACATTTTTCTTTGCCGTTCCTTTACGGTTAATCTGGGAGAATTTTAACAAATTTATGGGCGAAAGAGAAAATCCAGAGGACAGCATTGATTACCTCGTTCCGCAAATTGAAAGCGGCGATGAAGGATTTCCCGAAGGCGGATTGGAAGATTATTTTGGACTGCCAGTAGGAGTACCTAATCTAAAGGTTTCCGCTTTGTGGCATCGGGCATACAATTTAATCTGGAATGAATGGTTTAGAGATCAGAATTTACAGGACAGAGTGCCTGTGCCAAAAGGAGATGGCCCGGACTCCTTAAGTGATTACAAGTTGCTTAAAAGAGGTAAGCGGCATGATTATTTTACATCTTGCTTGCCTTGGCCGCAAAAAGGCCCAGGAGTTGAGTTGCCTTTAGGAGATACTGCCCCGGTTTATGGCATTAATGGAATGACATTACCCGTTACAGGTAACGGTAAGACATTAGGTCTGACGGCTGGAGGTACTAGCATTACAGGGTTAACAGCAGATATGGATGGATATTTGAGGGCAGTATTTAACAAAGGCGGCAGAAATGTTGGTAGTGA